ATTAAGCCGTATGACTGGCAAGCGTGGATATAATGCATACTTTGAAAGTTGGACACCATCATTGATGGAAGATGGAACTGAAGAAAACAATCTAAATGAATTGTTTGTACAAGAGACATTAGACCCAAGAATTGAAAGTGTAATGCCAATATTGAATAGAATACACAAGAAGGTATCTGAATCAGCAGTTGACAAAGAGATGAATAAGTTAGCAGAGTGGGCTGATAGTTTAACTGAAGATGAAAGTTTAACCAGTAATAATCCAGTTGGTATTCCTGAAGGTAAGGGAGATTTTGGTAAAGCAATTGGTAATCTACACGGGTGGTATGAAGTTGACCCGGATCAACCCAACACAAGACAATATGAATTTGATGATCAAGAAGATGAATATTATGCCGACGGTGTCGTTATACAAGATTTGAAAACTGGTAAAATTAAAGTAGAATTTAACGATAAAGCAGGTGAGTACGGTGGGAATAATATCAACGATACTTTTAATTCTATTGGTGATGCTATGAATGCCCTTGGAACTATAACAACACAAAAGAGATATAACTCAGGTAAGAAACCTAACTATGATACACTTGCTTTAAAAACACCAGTAGGTCCAGATGATGTATACAAAACAGATAGAGCAGGTAAAATAGGAACTCTTAATAAAGGCCGTATGGGTAATATGAAAGCAAGTACTCAGTATACAATGCGCGGTGGACCAAAAGGTGTACTACCAGAAGAAGAAATTGATGAAAGCGCATTGCAAGCATACTTAGGTGATAAGAAGTATGGTGAAAAAGGTATGGATGCAGGTCGTGAACATGCTAGCAAAACAAAAATGCAAAACATTCGTGCTAAATTTAGTAACAAAGAAGAAAATGTGACGGAATATGGACCGTCAGCAACAGCAGCCTTGCAACAAGGCCAGCACCCGATACAAGTTGCGGCAGCCGATAGAAAAGATCAAGAAAATACCCTCAACGTCAACAGGGCTGCAATGAAAGCACAACAAGATGTGGCAAAAGGTTTGGATCCAACACAAACTGCTGCAGGACAAACTGCTGCAGGAAATGGTGTAGCGGAAGGCACCGGTTCATCTATTGAAAGAATTTTAGCAGCACACCCCGAAGCAGTTGAAAACTTCAAACAAGGTGGAGATTTGGACTATGATTTAGAATCCGATCTATGGGAGTACTATTTTAATAACGGGGAAATTCGCAACTATGATGCTGATGCAAGTGAATTCATTTCACAAAGACTTGCAGATGAATTAGGATTGAGTGAAGGATTAGATGCTAACCAAAAGCGTGTAGGTCAATTAGGCCCAACAGAGAAAGTTAAAAACAATAACATCGGTAAACTAGTCGGGGCCAATGAAAATTTCATCAATACAGTAGACCAAGCTGTTGTATCTGAAGAAGATGAAATGGCTGAAAGTATTCTTAGTGCAATTAAAAAAGTAGGTAAGAAAGTACTTGATAAGGTAGCACCCGGTGATGAAGAATTACTAAAACAACTTGATAAAGATGCTCATGGTGGTAAATTACCTAACAGATATAACTCTGATGCAGAATCTGCTAAAAAATACCCAGCTGATAGTTGGAAAGTAAAAGTGGATGAATCTAGTGATGAATTGGCACGTATCCTAACGATTATGAATCACAGAAGATAAGGGTAAATTGCTTATCAAAAACCTCACTTAAAATGTGAGGTTTGCCATAACCGGGATAAATACTATTGACAGGAGAAGAAAGTATTGTTATACTTACTCATCGTGTTAGTTACTTCATGGTGAAGTAGCGAATAAAAAACGAGACCATCTCAATTTATAAGGAAATATTATTATGGCATCACTAGCAGAAATGCGCGCCCGTATTGCAGCGCAAGACAACAAAACAAGCAATAAGGGTTCTAACACCCAATCAGACAACTCAGTCTATCCCCACTGGAACATGGATGAAGGCACTACTGCTTCACTTCGGTTCGCACCTGACGGAGATCCTAACAATGAGTTTTTCTGGAAAGAAAAACAAATCATCAAACTTCCATTCAATGGAGTTAAAGGTTATCCTGATATGAAGAAGGTTGATGTACAAGTTCCATGTATGGAAATGTATAATGAGAGTTGTCCAATCTTGGCAGAAGTTCGTCCTTGGTATAAGGATGAGACATTGAAAGAAATGGCTAACAAGTATTGGAAGAAGCGTAGTTATTTGTTTCAAGGGTTTGTTCGTCAAAACCCAATTGGTTCAGATACTACTCCGGCGAATCCTATTCGTAGATTCATTATCAGTCCACAAATTATTCCAATCATTAAGAGTGGTTTGATGGATCCAGAAATCTTAGAACTACCAACTGACTATCTTAAAGGTCTTGATTTTACAATTAAGAAAACTAGCAAAGGTGGTTATGCTGATTACTCAACTAGTAATTGGTCTCGCCGTGAATCAGCATTGACTGAGGCAGAACAAGCAGCAATTGAAGCACATGGATTATTTAATCTTGCTGACTTCTTGCCGAAGAAGCCTTCAGAAGCTGAATTGCGTATCATCAAAGAAATGTTTGAAGCAAGTGTTGAAGGTCAGCAATATGATCCAGCACGTTGGGGTCAGTACTATCGTCCATGGGGAGTTGACGCTCCTGCAGGTTCAACTACACAACCAGCTACTACAGCAGCAAAAGTTGCACCAGTCGCAGCTTCTAGTCTACCCGCTTGGGAAGAAGATGTTAGTGCAGCAGAGGCATCTTTTGTAAGTTCACCTGTAGTTGTTCCAGCAGCAGCACCGTCAAGTGACAAAGCACAAGACATTCTAGCAATGATTCGTGCTAGACAAAGCAAGTCTTAATCTATATAGGGGCTCAGGCCCCTATCTTAGGAGAACACTATGACATTACCAGATGAAAGATTTCGTGCCTTAAAACAAGGTAAAAAATTATTAGAGGAATTGTGTGATCCAGGTCGTACACCTCGTGTACCTAGTTTAGTTAGAGATAGGGCAAGAGGAGTATTACGACATTATCCAAGTGATTATGATTTGGAAAGGATGGCAGATCAATGTCCCGATCTACTTGATAAAGTATCGTTTAATGATAGAATATATCTTAACGGTACACTTAACCGATAACAACAGAAAGAGAGAATATCAATGGCTAAGCCCTTCGATGTATCAAAATTTAGGAAAGAAATTACTAAGTCTATTGAAGGACTTAGTATAGGATATAACGACCCAACTGATTGGGTTAGTACAGGAAATTATGGACTTAACTATCTCATTAGTGGTGATTTTAATAAAGGCGTACCTCTTGGTAAAGTTACTGTCTTTGCCGGAGAATCTGGATCAGGAAAAAGTTTCATCTGCTCCGGAAACCTCGTTAGACACGCACAACAACAAGGCATCTACGTTGTCTTAATTGATAGCGAAAACGCATTAGATGAAAAATGGCTACACGCATTAGGTGTGGATACAAATGAATCTAAATTGCTTAAACTTAACATGGCTATGATTGATGATGTGGGTAAAACTATATCAGAATTTATGAAGTCATATAAAGCACTACCAGAAACAGACAAACCAAAAGTATTATTTATTATTGACAGTCTTGGTATGCTATTGACTCCAACTGACGTTAATCAGTTTGAAGCAGGTGACATGAAAGGTGACATGGGTCGTAAACCCAAAGCACTAACTGCACTTGTTCGTAACTGCGTTAATATGTTTGGTAGTCATAATGTAGGATTGGTTGCTACTAATCATACGTATGCAAGTCAAGATATGTTTGATCCAGATGATAAAATCTCTGGTGGTCAAGGATTTGTTTATGCAAGTTCAATTGTAGTTGCCATGAAGAAACTCAAACTCAAAGAGGATGAAGATGGTAACAAGGTTGCCGAAGTAAATGGTATTCGTGCTGCTTGTAAGATTATGAAAACTCGCTATGCAAAACCTTTTGAAAGTATTCAAGTTAAGATTCCATACGAAACAGGCATGAGTCCTTATAGTGGATTGACTGATATGTTTGAGAAGTCTGGTGCATTGAAAAAAGAAGGTAACAGTCTAGTATATACTACCGAAGATGGTGAAATTCTTAAATCATTTCGCAAGGGATGGGAAGCAAACAAAGACGGTATCCTAGATAAAGTCATGCTAGAATACGTTGGAAAAACTAAAAAAGTGATAAGTAATGTAACACCTCAGGAGGAAGTTACAGAATGAGTTTAGATGTTATATCAGAAGTTTGGGATGCATTACGTGAACACATTGATTTGAGTGAACGTAATGATGCGGCAGATACACTTGTTAATTTTTTAATTGATAATAATTTTGAGATAGAAGATATCAAAGATGCCTTCAAGGACAAAGATATCACTAAAGCATTAAAAGGTTACGCCAAAGAACATTTCCAAGAAAATGACTACGAAGAAGATGAAGATTTAGATGATTTAGACGAATGGGACTAAATGAATTGGTACACACGCATAACAGTAACTTTAGGTGAGATACCTGATTTTATTCAATACTTTGAATCTGAGTTAGAAAATGCAAAAAAAGAAGTAAAGGTATACGGCAATGTTGAAAAGAACATTGCTGCTATTCCCGGTGTTACAGAACACAGATTCAATCAGTTACAAGAAGTAGAAGCGGTATTAAATTTCTTGAATATTCAATTAAAGAAGATTCGCCGAAAACATTTTCAAAAATATTTAGAAGCGTATAATAGAGCATTGACAAGTCGTGATGCTGAAAAGTACGCTGAAGGTGAAGATGAAGTGATTGACATGGAAGTGTTGATTAACGAAGTAGCTTATCTTAGAAATCAATTTCTTGGAATCATGAAGGCATTAGAGTCAAAGAATTTTATGTTAGGTCACATTGTTCGCTTAAGGGCGGCTGGTATGGAGGATATTACAATTGGTTAATTCAAACAACGCAAAACAACTTGCAACGCAACAAAGCGCATTAAAATCGCTACACGTTACTGGGGCTAACATAAGTCACAATACAATCACAACATTGGGCTCACGTAACCCAGGACTTACTTTGAATACTATTACAGGATTGAATGGTAATGTTATTTCAGGAGTGAATAGGAATAGTAATATTTTTTCAGGATTGAATAATTTAAGTGGTTCTGTAACGTGGGATAGTAATAGTAGTACTAATGGTAATGTAAAAAAATACGAAGTGTTTGAAACCTCAGAGGATATTTTAGCATTAAGTGTTACTTGGCATAGATTGCGTCTACCGGGTAATCATATCATTAATACTATACGACCAACCACACTTACTGATAACATTTTGTTCACTGAAATTAATCAGGAAGATAGAAACCGTGCTGATATTATCCGCGACTACTACAGCAAGAAACTTATGGTTATGACTTTGCGTGGACAAAGGATAAGTAAATTTAGAAAAGATTTGAATACTTTTATTCACGGTGATTGTAAAATAGTCAAAGAAGAAATGATGCCATTAATATTTCGTCTACCTGAATTCTATGATTATGATATTCAGTTGCAGGAAATGTTCAGTGATTTGAATAAACAGTTTGAAGATACCGAAGATCAAGCATATGGAGCAGCATATGGAGGTAAAAAAATCTTAAAGCCTATGAAAAAGTTTGTAGTTAAACTTAGAACAAACAAATTTTCAGAGTACTGGTTAAAGGATGATGATAACAAAGCCTACAAAATTGAAATACCAATTGAAAACAAACTGAATCATCTTTGGGAACACTTTTTTGAGCAAGAATCTATTCCCCTACAGGGACATTTTAGATATATAGAACGAGACGGTATCAACTATTTTCATCTAAAAAACTGGGAAATTGACTTTACCAAAACTTGACATTAAATGGTTTTGGGCGTATAATACTCTTTATAGATAGTTAACTAAAGGAGCTTTTTATGACTGCAACCGTGTATGATCGTCTGACTGAGAAACAAAAGCGTGAAGTCCGCATGTATGGTGTGACCGAAGCAGGCATGCGTGAGTCTGTGGAATCTAGTTTCACCTTCAAATACTCCGGTCCTGCTATGATAGCTGCTAGCCTCATGAGTGACGCCCAAGAAATGATTAATCCCGAGTACGGTGATGTTGATTTCAATCGGGCTGAGGATGCCCGTCAATGCCTAAATCGTGCAAAGTGGATTTTGTTTGAATACGTGATGCCCAAAACTTGACATTAAATGGTTTTGGGTATATAATAGAGTCTTAGATTGATTAACGGAGCAAATATGTCTGAATTCACTACTTGGGAAGAAATGAGCACTCTTGAGCAAATGGCTTCCCAGTACTGGGATATTTACAAGGACGCACACGGTATTCGCCCACGCGGCATTGATACGTCCAGCTGGACTGAGGCAGACTTTAACAAGGAATTTGAGGAACTGTACCTCATTGCAGAACTCAATTGTCGCCAGCGTCGGGAAGATGAGCAGACTGCGGCTAGGAAATTTGAATCTCGGGTAAAAGAATTGATGGAGATCGGTGCCAAGGACCGTGAGATGGCTATGCGTTGGATCCACGAGGCAGAAGGCTCTAACGGTGATGACGAGTTTCTGTGCTATTTGGTTGGCTTGCCCTATCGTTACTTTGCTAAGGTTGATTGAGGCTGACAATAAATAGGAACAAGCAAATGAAATATATTATTTTGCTAATAACTGTACTACTCACGGGTTGTGCTTCAGGCATTCAACGACCAAACTATGGTTACATGGTACCCATGTGCCAAGGTTTTCACGACAAGGGTGACTTTGCTACCTGGGCACAATGTTCGCAAAGTGTCCGCAATGTTGAATCACAAATTGGTCAAACAATCATAATGAGTTTGCTTAAAAAATAAAAACATTAATCTTTGCAAGTGTATTACTCCTCACAGATTGAGGCACTTGCTATCAGGCTTGACATTAAATGGTTTTGGGTATATAATATATACTTAGACAGTCAACAAACAGGAGCTGATTATGGGTTACAAAGTTGTCGCAGACAAGTATCAGATGGATGAAATGCGTACCAAATATGGTCCGCGTAAAGGTCTAGAAGGCCCCTTCAATTTCACCGGTCGGGTGTTGTATTATGACAACATAGAAGGCGCCTACTACGATCCTACTACGGATTTCTATGTTGAGCAGTCTGAAATGGACATGATCCATCAGCGTATTGTCAATATCCTCAAGGCTTGACAACAAATGGTTTTGGGTATATAATATACTCTTAAGCAGTCAACGAATGGAGTAGATTATGAAAGCAAAAATCCTGATTACTGGCATTGAGAACATGAGATTGTTCCAAGGTAAGTTGCCCACAAAGCGTTGGGGTTTTTGCGAGATTGTTCGGGAGGTGACG